GACAACCTTAGACAGAGCATCAGTTGAAGCATTCTTAGCGTAATCAATAAGCTCGTCAGGTGTCATGTCCTCAATCTTCTTGTTTGAAGTAGGTGCTTCTTTAGCAGCAGATGTAGTTGAGGTTGATTGTTTTGTTTCTTGCTTTTTAGCACCTCCAGATGTCGTCTGAACAGTTGCTGAATTCTTACCCTTCCACCACTTTCCATTCTTTGACTTCCAGTCTCCGTTTCCGTTGCCAATATCTGTCCAAAGAATGTTTGGATTATTAGGATGCGGTTCACCTACTTGATGGGCAGTCACTTTAGCTTTTACAATCTGCTGTGTTTCAGATTGTCTTTTAGAAAGCAAATCTTTTACTGATTCCATAATTGTTTAATTGTTAAAAATTTAAAATAACTACCTAATTATAGTTGATAAAAGTAAAAAAAAGAATAGGCAACCTTACAAAGTTGCCTATTCACTCATTAGTTTGTTTACTTTTCCCAAGGTCTCTTAACAATTATGTCAGAAAGATAACCATTCTCAGCATGAACGCTTTGCGCAAGTTTCCTTATGTCTTTTGTTATCTTGGGCAACGTTTCTTTTCCGCTTGGGTCTGGTAAAAATCCCACGCGCACGCTTATATTCGTACAACCATCGCATGGAGTGAAATTTCTATCGTAATTGTACAGCATTATGCGAGCAGCTTCAAACCTTGGATGATTCCAAATTGCATCTATATCCATATCATGAATATTGCCAATCGGATATGCTCCACGAAAATCGTCGCAACAAAGGCTGACATTACCATCCCATCTGAATGTCAGCTCTCTGAACGGCATAGCGCAACGCTTGTTATTAAAAGACTTATCTAATGGGGCAGCTGCTCCAGCGTGATTAGCCAATCTTCTTGTAGCCTTATTTTTGTTGTCACTCTCTATGCTCGGTAAAAGCAATATACGCTGTTCCTGCTTATGAGTATAATATTCTACACCAGGCTCCAGTACAACGATGTTTTTATGCTTTATTCTTTCTACAAAAGCAAAAGACTTTTCGCTATAACAATCTACAAGGATGTTATTTATTCCAGCATTAAAAATAGTCTTGATGTCTTTGTTTGGAGTTTTGGATTTACCATAAACTATTCCATTGGTGTACATATGGAAAATAGCATTAGGCAATTTATCACGAAAAATACTAACTATCTGAACGAAATCAGGATTCAGTGTAGGCTCTCCGTGATTGGCAAAAACTATTTTTGCCTTCCAGCCTACTCTTTGAATTTCAGTTGCAATTCTTTCGGCTGTTTCAAGAGTCATAAACTTCCAAGGCTTTGTACCATGTTTTCTCATACCCTGTAAACCACAAAAGGAACATCCAAGATTACACCCTTCTGTTGGTTCAATGTTAATTGTAAATGGTGGTGTTTGCATAATTATAAAATTTTTTTAATGTTTTTTATACACTCTGGTATTTCATCAAATATCTTGTAAATAATTCTCAATTCGGGAACTCCGTTGTTTGGTTTCTTCTTTGGGTCAACAACTACATTATTTGGCCATCGCTTTAATAATATATCTTGCGAATGTTTTATTTTCTCAACCTTTTTGTATGTTTCCGCTAAACCGCCAGCTTGCTTACCATCCTTATTCATCTTAGTTTGCTGAAGGAACTTTACAAACTTAGCATAACGAAATCCAAGGTACATGCATTTCAAAGCATAATCAATATCAGATTTAAAACAAAGACTTTCGTCAAAGTCCATCTTTGTAAGTTTCTTATTGTTGATAATGATAACTACTGGTAAACCTGAATATCTTGGTCGTGTACCTTCTTGGGATAACCTTGGAGACACGTCAATGGTACTCCAATCAAACGCACTCTTGCCTATCGTACCAATATCAAAATCGGTTTCAAGTATCTGTTTGTTGAGCTGTACGAAAAATTCATGTAATTCCTCTCCAGTTTTTAAAGATAAACTAATTTTTGCTTCACCATCAACCGAATAAAAGAAATTACAAATATCGTCATCCATTATAACAACTGGATTCTTTCCATCGTACTGATTCTTAGAATAATTTACAGTATATGAAAAACCTCTATCATTTTCGGGCAATACAAGAATGTTCTCATGTCCTGCCTCTCGGTATGCTTTTTCATCCTGAGGTTCAACCACAACCGTGTAAGGCTCATTTGCACGATGTAAGAAATCAAATGTCTTGCCTTTTGGTCTCCCCTTACTTATAACATATATCTTAATATGTCTATCTGCGCCTGCTTCAGTGGTTTCCTCGCTTTCTTCGTCTTTGTATACATAGAACTCTTCAGGCAGTAATTTCTCCACGTTAGCATGCTCATAAAAGAAAAAACCACTTTGCGATTTATAGAACTTTTGTGCAAGCTGATATTTTAACGCATTATCTTCTTTCTCATCAAAAGTAGATAACAAATCAAACTCTCGTTGGCAATCTTCAAGTTGCTTCTTTGCCTTACGCTTATAAGAATGAGGGAACTCCCTATAAAATATGAAACCACTCTCTATCTTACGCAATAAGTAACGAACAAGATAATGGAACGGATGACCAACGCCCATCGGGCACAATATCATATACCCTCTTTCAATATACTCAAGAACTTTAGACTTCAGTGCTTTGCGTAACTCCTTGATTTTATCTTTACCAAGTTTCTCCTTGTAAAATGGAATAACATTATCATCTGATAAAACCGCATCACGTCCATAAACCTTGAAAAATTCTGAGTAATAATCATCCATTACCTCAACTCCAAGGTTGAAATACTTAACACCTATGAACTTTGATAATGCCTTATCTTCCAATAATCGTTTATCATTCTTTTCAACAGTGAGAACTTTTGCTAAAAAATCCTCATCTGACATGAACTTAAAACAGCTTAATATTGCATCATCAGAATGTGGTTGTATAATCAGAATCTTGTCCATTAGCTTAAAATTTTTTATAATTAACGTTGCTAATTGTTAATGAAATCCTCATCAGTTTCCCACTTTCTTCTAATCAATATTGGAGCATTCCTTTCATCAAACGCTTTCCTGAGAATCTCTCTTGCTTCATCAGAAAGTTCTTTAGGCATTACATCCTTATCCCTACCAGATGGGTCAGGTATCAACCCAGCACGAATCGGTGAATAATTACATCCATAACAAGGTCTTAACTCTCGCTTTCCTATATAAAGCATTATGCGTGCAGCCTGATAAACTTCGTTGTTCCAAAGGTCGTTTATATTATCATAATCTTTAACATTACCTATTTTAAACACACCCCTAAAATCATCACAACATAACGCTGCTTCTCCATTATGTCTTATAAAGAAATGACGGAATGGTTTTTGACATCTGCGATTTATGGCATGGTCTGAATAATCATATGGTGCGGCGGCTCCAAGATGATTATCAAGTCTGCGATATAATTGCAACTTAGGGTCAATTTTCATCGGATAAAGAGCAACCCTCAATTCCTTTCCACGATAATTGTATTTTTCGCCATTAACACCTATCTGCTTCAACTCTCCTGTAATGTCTGGAATTTCCTTAACAGCATTCCAATCTCCATTAGGCGAATAAACGTCAAACAAGACATCGTTGAATCCTATTTTTTGCAATTCAGTAAAGAAATGACGTATGTCAAAAATTCCGTGTCTGAAGCCATATCCGTTATTCATCAACTGCATAACATTGTTTGGCAAATAATGTCGGAAAATCTTTATTATATTCAAAAGATTTTTGTTCAATGTAGGCTCTCCATGACCGCAGAAAACAATAAAACTATTCCAACCAGCATCACGTATCTTCTTAGCAATATCCGCTGCTTGTTTTATCGTCATAAAATTCCATGGCGTTGTTCCTTTCTTTCGCATTCCTCTTATTCCGCAAAAGGAACAACCTAAATTACACCCCTCTGTCGGTTCAATCTCAACAATATATGGCGGGTGTTGTTTATAACCATTTAATAAATCTTTCATAACCTAAATTTTAATTATTCCACTCCTATTAACTCTGCGTTTTATTTTCGACATAATCTTTGAACGGCTTGACCTTTCTTATAGTTACCTGCCTCAATCTCGGCTTTAGTTGGATTGTGATTAGTTTCTTTTTTAGCAGCCGATAATCTCTGCTTAAAGGTTTCTCCCTTACTCAACTCATCATCCTCAGCTTTCTTGACCTTAATATTAAGTTTTATTCCTTGTAGTTTTTTATTCTTTGGAACAAACTTCTTAGGCTTAGTAAATGAAAGCGTTGAAGCATCCCATTCCATATTCGGGTCTTTGAACCTAATTGTACAACGGCAATACGGATGTATTGGTGAAACAGTGGGTAGATAATTTGCTGCTTTACGTCCTATATTGTTGCCATTAGCAAGAATATCTTTCAACTTGAAGATAATCGGTTCACTGGTCTCATCGTCAGGGTCTGTAAGATAAAGCTCACGACAATGCTTACAAGCACCTTTTAGCACATCGAAATACACTTCAGCATCCGCTCCGTGGTCTTTATATATAGAACGTGCTCTGCCGTAATTGTAAGCATTTTGCAACACATAATAAGCTATACGCAGCCAATCCCTCTCCCAATCTTCGGTAGCATGCCCCAAGTCGCTTGCTAACTGAGCGGCTGACTTTCTATACTTAACAGCATCAACGGCTTTATTCTTGATTATATTTCGTATGCGATTCTGTTCCTTGAGATTAGCACGTACAATGATATTTCTTGTGCCCTGAATAATTCTACTACCCAATCCAGTAATATCGTTATACGATTGCGTTTTAACCTGGTCTAACACAAACAACTCTTCCTCAGTAAGCGGAACAAATTGACCTGACTTAATGAATTTCTGAAATTGCTTATAATCCATCTGCTTAGCTCTTTCATCAGCAAGTGCTTCTGAGAGTAAACCAAATAAATAAGCGTGTTGAACTATACCTTGACTATTGGTAAATTTTGTAAGGTCTATACCAGCAGCAGATAGAATTGCCCTATCGTTTGGTGAAAGATAGTTCAACCCTAACTGCTCTGCTATGAAAGTAAGCTGATGACGTTGCAGAATAGCTACTATGTCATTAACTTGCGATGGATTCAAAATCATAAATAATTATCGTTTATTTGTTATAGATTGTTGCTTTTTCTTTAATTCGTCTATAAACCATTTCTTTGCTTCAGTTCTTGAAAACAACCTTTCTTCTATTTTTAATCCATCGTTAAATTTTAATATACCAACATATTCTGTAGCACCAGATTTAGATTCTGTACGTGGAATTTTTCTAATATACCCCTCTTTAACATAATCTGGTTTAGGATAGATATCAGAAATACCCCTCTCAGCTTCTATGAATTTAAAATCAAAATCTTTATTGCTCGTTGTATTCTTCTCAGCTTCAATTTTCTTAGCTTTTTTACCAACGGCAGCGTCAGTAGTGCTTGCTCCTGCCTTCTTATCATCACCACCTCCAGTCTTACCTTTCCAATATCTACCATTCTTAGACTTCCAATCAAACTTTCCTGGTTGCCATTCGGTCCAAAGAATATTTGGATTATTAGGGTGAGGTTGACCTACCTGATATTTAGCCTTTTCTAAACTCATTTCCTCAGCGATATTTATTCCGTTGTCGAATGATTTTGCGATGCGCTCTTGAACCATCCGTTTTCTTTCTTCTATTGGATTAAACATGATTTATAAATTTTTATATAATTTTTTTAATCTATCGCATTAATAACCAGCTGTAGATACGTTGGAATACAATACCATCTTAATATCTTCCGACGGATGGACAGTTGCTAATTTACCAAGGTCTTTTCCGCCATCAAAATCTTTAAGTCCGGCAAAGAATGGTCTCAAATTACGATTATTCTTGTTGTTAAGAATGAGGTGCAAACCTCCTGATGGAGTTTCGTATTCAGCTACAACCTTAATACCATAACTATTCAAACGCTTTTTAGTTTCATCCCAAACGTTGACCTGCTTTCCTCCAACCTTTACTTTAGCATCACGTGTAATATCAATATCAAGCAAAACACGCAATCTTTCGTTTTTCCAAGCTGGTCCAGTTTTAGGCATTCCGTATAAAATAGCTTCAGCATTCTTGTATCTTGGGTCGTTGGGGTTAGAAAATTTCGCCTTAAATTTACTCATATAAGCATTAGTCTGACTTTGACTACGGCTATTGATAGAAATATAAGCACGTGCGTTGTTGTAAGAACAAGCCTTAATGATTTGCGGCTTCAACGCTTCAAGCTCTTGAGCTGAATGTATAAGATAGTAATCAAGATATTCAGCACCTGAATGGTATGAACCTTTTAACTTTCCCTGCGCTTTCCACTGGTCAGCTTCAGGCTTATCCTTGTTATCCTTCCATCGCTTAATTATCTGAACAAAGTAAACATCGTCAGGGCTATTAAACTCCATATAATTAGCGGTCATATCGAAATTATCAACAATTCTTCTGTCCTGATAACAGATGTTATCAGCTTTCAATTCAGATTCTGTGATTGTATCTCCGCCAATAGTATGTCCAGCGTCTTGGTCGTTATAGAATAAACGCCATTGACCATTAGGTGTACGTCTGAGCATCATTTTATCCTTATCGGTAAAACTCTTATCAATTGTTGTAAATGCTTTTTCGAGTAATTTAGTTCCATGCAATCCGTTGATGCCTTTGCCCTGAACTACTTTCTTATTTTTAACAACGTGCCAGTCAAACTTACCTGGAGCGTACTCTGTCCAAATGTAAGTCTTGCCGTTATTAAAAAACAGGTCTCCTACGTTATAAGCCTTTTCAAGTTCAATTAAAACTCCTTCAAGCTCGTTAAACAAAGATTTTTCAAAATCATCCTCATCCATAATTGCTTTCTGGATGTTTTCTGATTGGTCAAACGCAAAAGATTTTGCTATGCGCTCTTGAACCATTCTTCTTCTTTCTTCGATTGGATTGTACATAATTTTATCTTAATTCAATTGTTTCTCCGTTTTTAATATTGTTAGCAGTTGTTTTAGCAATATATTTTAATACATCGCCTACTGCGTGAGCCAAGTTATCATTCCACTTCCGTATGAATTCATTTTCATAGCTCGTCACTACTTTATACGGACTTGGAATAAAGTGAGAATCTTTATCGTGATTATGCTTAGCCATTGTTCAGAATTTTACACCTAAATCAATTGTATATCCATATCTATCATCCATCCTTATACCACTCACTCCTATTAGATATTTTTGACGCAAATCTATTCCGAATTGAATCTTATTAGTTTTGAGATTTAAAGATGAACCAAACATACCATAGAATTGAAGTGTCTGCACTTTGTTAATCGTTTTTACACGCTCTATGGTAGTCCTTATAGGTCTAATCTCAGAACTGGCGTTAGCAAGCATATTTTTGGTCACGTCTATATTAACTTTGAAAACGCCAATAGAGTCATTACTGAAATCTAAATCATACTTTCTGATGCGATAATAATCAGCAAGAATCTTTAGCGTATCAACTTCAGCCTGATGCTCAATTATTTTGAAAACAGTATCTGTATCAAAAACTAAATAAGGAACAGGCATTGATATAGTATCATGAATTGGAGGCAATTGTTCAGTTTTCCACTTAACAACCTCTTTCTCTACTTCAACAGTATCTGCATAACCCTTACCAATGAACACTCCTACAATGAATGCTATTGATAAAGCTATCACAAAACCGATTGATATAGTTATTTTCTTATTCATGCTTTTTCTTGATGTTTAATCGTTTTTCGTATTCACTAACAAGTTTTTCAAGCTGATTGATTCGTTTCATGTTCTCATCGTTCTGCCTTTTGCTTTCTTCTTGGAACTTGTTGTACTGGTCTATCAACTCTCCATACTTCTTTTTATCAATCTCTCGCTGACGCTCATAATCTTCACGAATGTCGTTCAATTCTGAACGGAAATTAGATACTATTTCATTTGACAGCTTTCGCTCGTTTTGAAGTTCTTCATACAGATTGTCATAACGCTCTTTCCACCAAGCGTCTTTATTTTGCATTTCTGTATTCAAAACATCATAACGATTTTTCCAAAACTCGTCTGTCTTTATGTCCGCATTTGCCTGCTGTTCTTTTACTTCAGCTTTATATTTCTTTCTTTCGATAAAGTGCATTACTATGGCATATATTATGCCACCAGTACCAAAAAGATAACCGAAAATTGAAGCGAAACTGTCATTCATCCATTCCATTATGACCTCTCTTTCTTGCCCTTAATTTAGCTAACTTAGTGCTTTGCTGATATTTGACGTAATCGTAATTTGAGCGCAGACATCTTACTATCTCGTCAGCAAAAGATTTTACTAACTTATCAAAAGCTAATTGATAATTCTCCCAATCCGAATCATTGTTTTTAGTACAAAGATAAAGTATTGCCTTTGTAGAAGCACTTACTTTATTAAAGAATCTGTACCATTCTTTGTCATCGGAATCTACAAACTTGAAATCTCTCCAACGTATTGAAGGTGTTAACAAATCAAGAGCATTGCTAAGATTGTATGCGAAATCTCTACTGATAAAAGAACATCTTTTATTCAAAGTCAATCCACAACCATCCTTATCATCACGGAAAAAATCTATCGCAATAGCAATACCATATGTATTATGTTCCATAAAGTATTGCTTCAATCTACAAGTAGATTTTTCAACCACTTCCACTTTTCGACTTCTAAGTTCATTCGCAAGAGCATCCCTAAATTGTCGGGATGCTCTATCAAAACATCTTGATGTTAAATATACTATTTTACACATAACTTGACAAGAAATACAATACTAAATCATTGATTCTTCTGAGGCGAGGAAATTTTCAAAAGCCTTTACGAAAACATTGCTCTCTGCCTTTTCTTCTTCATCAGTACCCTCTTCAGTCTCAGTTTCTGATTCATCGTCAGAAGCATCATCTTCATAGTCCTCAAATGGATTCCAATCCTCGTCAGGCTCTTCACCTCCAGGCTCTTCTTCAAAACCTCCACCCATCTGTTGTTGCTGCTGAGCTGCTTGTTCCTGCTGTTTGTTCTGATTATACGCTTGCCAAAATATAGAATTTTCGATAATTTCTCCAATATCCTTAATTTTCGGCAAATCCCACTTTTCACGAACTTCGTTGAGCGTTGCAAAATTAGATAGCTTTTTAATATCCATATCAAGCTCTTGCTCAATAGTCATACCATTCAATCCCATAAATACAAATTCGTAATCAGGATTGATTTGCTCAACGATATATTTATTTATCTTTCTCTGAATGAATTTCAAAATAGGATACAAGCCTTTATCCTTAGAGTGCTGTAAACGTTCAGCCTGAGAACCTTCAAACAAACCGCTGTTTCCCACACTGCGGCTAATATCCCATCCAATTTCAGTCGGGTCAATTGAATATATAGCACAAGCTAACTTGATAAGATACTCCATCCAAGAAGCATATTCCATATCTCGGTTGGTTTTTTGTAAATCAATCCAATCTACGTCTGCTTCAACAACTGGAGTTTTCCAAGATTGCATAACACCTGAAATCATGGCCTGCCATTGCTGTTTAAACTGCTGAAGAGTTTTCTCGGTCATACCTCCCTTAACTCGCAACAAACCCTTTGGAGCACTACCTTGACTAAAGAAACGTCTATTGTATTCATCACCCCAAAGTAATGCTGTAACAATGTTAATTAAATCTTCAAGCTCAGAACATCCGTAACCATTAGCATTAATGTATGTAGATGGATTGCGAACTCCAAAGCAAAGCTCCCAAGGATAGAATTCATTAACAATTGCATTTTGATACACCTGAACATATTGAGGATAATATCCATTAACCTGTTTATTCAGATTTTGAAGCTCAGCATCGGCATAAACACCAGAACCAAGACGATGAAAAAATGTATTTTCATAATCGTCTCGGAACGCACTTTCAGCCATACGGAATGTTGAAGCATCTGTGGCTACAAAATACTCAAGTTTACCTCTACGATTGCGAACGCACTCAAACGTCATTTGGTCAAACGTCAGAGAATCTTCAACAATTTTGCGAATAAACGTATCAAAATCATCAGACGACCAAGATGCTTTATTGCCACAATTCATTATAAAATCTGAAATAGCATTGGCAATCTTTTTATCTTTTTCATCCATCTTCTGCTCAACCCCCATCTTTGCCTTTTTTCTAATAACAAAGCCTGTGTTATATCTATCCGCCTGAGGTTCTGCGAAATCTGCTATTTGATTCTTTCTTGTTTTGATAATAGAATTGATAATTGGAGTTTTCGCCATACGACGCAGAGTGGTGTAGGTCAAAGAAAACATCTTGTCTTTATAACCCAAATTAGAACTGAACTGTAATGGGTCTATGAAATACGACTTAGCTTCAGCAATCGGCTTGCTTTGAATCTTAGTCATTGTCTGAGCTGCTGCAATCATATCGCTCGGATTGTCTGACTTAGCTGCTTTTTCAATGAGTCGGAATCGCTTAGCAATCAACTTCTGCTCAGCCATATCAACTGCTCTTAATTGGTCTGCATAACTTAGCATGTCTTTACAATCTTTATTTTTTAACTATTTTTACATTCTTTATAACTGTTATGTGACTTGTATAAAAATAAAAAGAGCAGAGACATCAAATCTCTGCTCTCCACTAACTATTGGACTGGGGTGACAGCCTCAACAATTCTTTACTCAAACGTCACTTCTTCCTCAACATCCTCACCATCTGCTGTAATCTTCTTCTCTACAGGTGTCTTGCCAGTGAGTTCAGCTTTATAGGTAACAGATTCTCCAGCAAACAAATAACCCTCCCAGCTGAGTCCGTTCTGCTTCTCTCCGTTGATTGAAAGAACAGCATTTTCAGGAACTGTGATTGTTACTTTGCTAACCCCAGGCAATTCAAGCTCTTCGCTGCCAGTAGCATCTTCACGAATCAATTTGGTGATAGTCAGCAATCCCTTTTTATTAGAAATTGCGGCAAACTTCAAAACTTCCTGAATGTTAAGAACATCGCCAGTGCGGAACGGAAATACATCAGAACTTACATTTTCAGGCTTTTCTACCTGCATAACAGTGAAACGCTTAGCATTTCCGTCATCGTTAGTCTTCAAGATTGCGTTTACAGCTGCACCTGAGACAGTGAATACAAAAATAACACTTTTCATTTTTGCTAAAATTTTAGTTATGAAACATTTGAAAATATTTATAACTGCCTTTTAATTTTATCAAAAGAGAATACAAGATTTTCAACTTTCTTAGCATCCTGAATGTCGAATATAATGTACTTACCTTTCAAATTTTCATGAAGAACTACGACAAGGCATTCATCGCCTACTTCATACATATCAGTATTATTATCAAAGCTAACAACAACAGCCTCATCGTTCTTCAATCTGTTATAAAACACATCAAACGCATCTTTTTGTATTGCATCCGTAATATCATTGGATGATAAATATCTCAAACGTTTTGAACAAGTGTCCAGCTCGACACTGACCAGGTCATAGTCAAAGTCGAGCTGTTCTTGTAACTCAATCAACTTTTTGTTAATCATTTTACAATTATGGTTTTTGTTTTTGGTTCAAATTTAGAGCGTTGCTTGCCCGTCTTGATTGTCATCTTCCAATATTTCTGAAATTCGCACAACC